CCGGCGAGCAGCGCGTTGAACTAGTAACGAGCTTGGCTTGCCAAGGCGATGTTGTGAAGTACGTCACGCAACAGATTCTTGATGGGCAGACCGAAAACAATTGGTATTCAGGCCGCTCTATTGGTGCGTCGGCGACTGCCTGGACCGGCCTTGATTGGGCTTGCCGCGAGGTTGCCAAGCGGTCTGGAGAGGTCGCAAAGGCCGAGATCGAAGCGTTGGAGCGTGCACTTGCGAAATCTGAGAAGCGCTATTCAGATCTTCTGTCCGAGCAGCAACACCGCGCCGAATCGAGGTACTGACATGCTCACGCTCGACCAATTCCGCTCCCGCCCGCTGACCGTGCGCGTTCTCGACCACTGTGATAGATGCAAGCAGCTCAAGGACGACGTGCAGAAGCGCTCGAACTACTGGCCGCACGTCGCCGAGCAGATGTGCTGCGGCGCGTGCTTCACGAAGGCTATTTCACAGGCTACGGGCCTGGCCTGCTAGGAGACTGACCATGAACATGATCGACAGCAAGCAAGTGATGGCGATGGCTGAGTACGAGTCGGACCGCGCCAAGTCCAAGCTCGACGCCGCGATCGATAGCGAGGAATCGCGAGACGAGATGATCGCCGCGCGCACGCAGGAGATCGAAGCAGCCCGTCTGCTGGCGATGGCGCCGATCGACGTTGTGTGCGGTATGCAGAGCGTCATGGAAGGCGGCTCGGCGCCGATGATTGCGAGGCTCCTGCTTGCCAATGACATGGCCGGCGTCGGCGTTCTGGTGCGCGTACTTGTGCAGCGGTACATCAGCGACGACTCCGAGACGCTCGCGAACGACTGGATGGATCGGGTCGATGCCGAGGTCGCCAAGTGGGGTGTGCAGTGAAACAGATCACCGAGCGCGATTTACGCCTCGCCGACCTCTCCCTGGCCTTCTCCGCTGGCGTGTGCGCGGCGGCAGTGGGCGCGCTTGTGGTGTTCACATTCTATCTGCACGTGGTGTGCCCATGAAAGCCGCTGCGGTGGATTGGGCGATCGTCGTCGCCTTCGGTGTCTTTCTAGGCTACATGGCCGCCCGAGGTATCGCATGAAACGTCTTAACGCCTTCGCCGATCGTCATCCGGTTATAAGCATGGTCGCCGGCTGGATTCTGCTGATCGTGATCACGCTTGCGGTCGTCCCCGAAGATCCGGCGAGCGTGGCGCAGGCGTTACACGAGAGAGCAACGTAGTCCGTAGTTCTAACCCCTAACGCGCGGCCGAGTCTCGCGCATGGAGAAATCATGAGCAATATCGTAGAAACACAATCGTTTGACCTGTCGCCGCGCTCGATGGATGAGGCTCTGAGATTTGCCGACTACCTCGCCGACAGCGAACTCGTACCGAAGGATTTCAAGGGCAAGCCGGGTAACGTGCTCGTCGCCATTCAATGGGGCATGGAACTCGGTTTGAAGCCCATGCAGGCGTTGCAGAACATCGCGGTTATCAACGGTCGTCCCTCACTCTGGGGGGACGCTGTGCTGGCTCTGGTGCTCGCCTCGCCGGTCTGCGAATACGTACGTGAGACCGAGGAAAACGGCGTTGCTGTCTGTCGCGTGAAGCGCCGCGGCGATGATGAGCATGTGCAGACGTTCTCCGACGACGATGCGAAAAAGGCCGGTCTGATAGGGAAGCAGGGACCGTGGTCGCAATACCCGAAGCGCATGAAGAAACTGCGCGCCCGCGCCTTTGCCTTGCGCGACAAGTTCGCCGATGTGCTGAAGGGTATCCCGATTGCCGAAGAGGTGATGGATTACCAGCCGATGGAGCGCGACATCACACCGAAGACGGCGACAGCGATTGCAGCGGCAGCTCTGCCGCAGCCTGCCGAGCGCGACGACCGCCTCACGAACATGATTCTGGATCTCGAAGCAGTCGCCAACGACTATGGCTCAGACGCTCTTTCGGATGCCTGGGGAAAACTGACTAAGGAAGACCGTAAAGCGATCGGCCGGTCAGAACTGACGCGACTGCAAGAGATTGCAGCGGTCGGAGAGACGACGCCGGCCGCTGAAGAATCGAGCGAAGAAACCGACGAACGCCAACCGGGAGCCGATGATGAATGACCTGATCGAGCAGCGCACTGACGAATGGCGTCTCGCGCGCGCCGGAAAGATTACCGGGTCTCGCTTTTCGGATGCGATCGACATTACGCAGCCCGAACCAGGTGCAGTTTTCAAATCGGGGCCGCGCAAAGGTCAACCGAAGCTTCCGACATCATCCGCCATGCGCAACAAGTACATGCGCGAGATCGTATTCGAGCGCTTGTCCGCTGCGCCGACGCATGAGGTAGGCGGCTACGCGACGCGCTGGGGAACGGATGTTGAATCGTTCGCCCGCGAGGCATTCGAGCTTGAAACTGGCTTGATCGTAACGCCAGGGCAGTTCGTGACCCATCCTCAATACCCGTTCATTGGCTGCTCGCCTGACGGCCTGACAGGCGCAGATGGCGGCTATGAGTCGAAATGCCCAATGGACGAAGCCGTCCACATCAACACATGGCTCTGCGGCATGCCGGAAGAACACAAGCCACAGGTTCAGGGCTGCATGCTTGTGACAGAGCGCACGTGGTGGGAATTTGTATCCTACGATCCGCGCGTCGCCGAACGATTCCGTCTGTTTCATCAACGCATCGAACGAGACAACGAATACATCAATGGCGTGCTGCTTCCCGGCTTGCTCCAGTTCGAGAAGGAAGTTCAAGCCATGATCGCCGAACTGGAAAAGAAGGCCGCCTGATGCGCACGTTCATCCTTCGCGATCCCGAGCACGCTAAAGCCATGGTCGCCTTCATCAAGGAAAACGCGGGCGAGCAGGCTCGCATTGGCCGGCCTCTCGTCGTCACTGTGACCGAGCATAAGGCGAAGCGCAGCAGCGAAGCCAACGCCCGTTATTGGGCGCTGCTGGGCGAGATCGCGGAACAGGTCAAGGTGAATGGCAAGTGGTTCAGCCGGGACGTATGGCATGAATGGGCGAAAGAGCAATATGCGCCGAAGGTCGAAGGCCCGAGCGGACTGCTTACCGTCAGCACCACGCAGATGAATGTCGAGCAGTTCGCGCAGTACATGACGCAAATCGAATCCTACGCGGCGCAGGAGTTGGGCGTCGAATTCGCAGCCGTTTAACTCAGGAGAACCCTAGAATGTTCACGCTTCAGAACCAGCTCTGCAAGATTGTTTCAGTCACCAACGTGTCGGAGAAGCACGGCAAGGAACGTAAACCGGCGCTTTCCATCGGTCTGTATCTCGTCGGGCCACAAGACTTGCTTGACCAGTTCGACCCTGCATTGGTGCCGGTGCTTTACCGCCGTCCGCAGCCGACACCGGGCGAGCTGGAAATGGAGCACACACAATTCACCGAGTTGCGCTTCCCCTTCATGCGCCACCTTTCTTGGGAGCGGAAGTATCAGGGATACATGCTCCGCTTCCACATCGGCGCTACCGGCGCAGATGACGTGCTTCTCGCCGAGTGCGGTCTGAAAGATATCCGCTTCGTCGCGCAGGAAGGCGGATCGGTCGGCATCGGCTTCAAGGTGACCGCGCACCCGAACAATGAGATTGACCACGGCCGGATCGCAACGCGCTTGCAGCAGGAGATCTTCATCGACCTGACGCCGCCCGATCACATGCCGACGCTGTTCGACGGGCATCCGGAAGAGACGGACGACGAGCGCGATCCGTTCGAATCGAGCGACCTCGCGCAGGACGAAAGCCGCATCGAGTAACCCGGAACCGTGCCCCCAGCACGGCGTTTTGAAGGGGCGCAGGACCGGCCCCGCTTTTTCGGATCAGATGATGACAGACCAAGTGCAATTCAACGAATGGCTTACCGAGTTGGCCGAACCGTTCTGGCTGAAAGACTCGATGAAGCAGGGCGAGTTCTTCGACGTGAACGGCTTCGCCCGCGCCCTGCTATCTGCAAGCAAACCTGCCGCGAAGCCGTTGGAGATTTTCCCGGATGACGATATGGGTCGTCGTGGCTTCGTGACGGGGTGGAATGCGGCGCTGAAGGAAACTGCTGCCGCGCCAGCGCAATCACATTGCAGCGAGGAACGTCCATGCGTTCCGTGTTTTACAGATAACGGGCCT